CTTCGATGTAGTAGTCAATGTGGTCGGTGGTCATCCCATGCTCAACACGGCCCATAATTTTGTTGCGAGTAAGTGACTGGTCAACCATCCCGCCGTGCCCAAGCTCTGCCAAAATCTTGCCGCCTTCAACGTGCTTGATGACGATAAAGCTGCCGTAGTTGTCGCGTGTATATGCGTTGAGTACATCCTCAGCCGACCTCGCGCTTGAGCGCACGTTCGAGCGTGCCGCAACAATCGTTTTCTTGATAACACCAATAATCTCTTTCATGGGGAAGTTGATGATGCCTGTGTGCTTGGAGCCAAAGATTGACCCAATAGCAATGATGGTGGCGATGCCAGCCATCCAGAAGCGCTCATCGTTTGTAGCGCCGAACTCGGTGTACGCATAGCGCACGGACTCGGGCACAAGTTTTTGCAAAAGCTCAACATTATCCACGAAGTACTGCACCAGACGCTCACCTGCGTAGCCATAGTTTTGTTGCAGCGACTTGATGGTGTCGATCTCGTGTGGCTCCCACGACAACTCATCGGACATGATGAACTCGATCAAACGGCGCAACTCACCTTCGGATGAGTGCATACGCCCACCTGTGAGGCTGTCAATGGCATGGGTGTTTGACGACATGATCGCGTTGGTCATCCACGTTGACAAGTTGATGCGCTCTTTGTTGGAGCCGGACTCCATGCGCTCCTTGCCACGGCCTTCGGTCATGTCCAACAAGAACTCTGGGAACCACTCGAAGTTGTTGCGGTTCTTGCTCGTCACCTCATCCGTGATGAGTGGGAAGCTGTTGAGCAAGCCAAGGCGTTGTTGCATGGCCACAGGTGAAGTGCCCTTGCCTGTGCGGTAGTGCGTTGGGTGTCCCCAAACAGAGGCCGCAGCTTCGAGCGCCAGCGTCTTGCCCGTGCCAGACTCGGTTGAGCCGCAGTGGAACGTGATGCCGTAGATACCGGTGAACTTCATGAGCGGTGCGCCAGCACCGGCAAGCAGCACGGCCAAGTGTGTGTACATGCGCTTGTTGATGAGCAACTGCACGAAGTCAACCCAGCCAGCCAAAGAGCCAGTAGGTTTGGTGTTGGCCACAATGTTTTCCAAGCCGGGCATGGGCACGGTGACGGGCGGTGCGTTTTTGGAGAAAATCTTGCCGGCGTAGACAATGGTGTTGTCTTCTTGCCAGCCGTAGTTTGATGGTACTTTCACAGCAATTTTTCCTGTACTAGCGGCTTCGACACAAGCGCGGACGTAATCCCACAAGTTCTTGTCGTTGCCGGAGCCAAATGAGGCGATGATGTTTTGGGATGCCAAGCATTTGACCGTTTCGTCTTTGCTGACGATGGCTTTTTGCGGCATGGTGATGTTGACGGCTCCGTTGGGGCGCAGCGCCAGCATGTGGATAGTGTGGTCGGGGCCTTGATGCAGGATATCCACCACGAACAAATCGTAGGGCAAGAGCATCATTGGTTTTTTGACCTTCACGCCCTCAGCGTCTTCCATTTCTTTTTCAAGAAAAATACCGCCACGTTGACCGTAGCCGTAGCCGCGAGGCGGTGTGGGGCGCAGAATCTTGACCACTTCAACAGGCGCTTGCGTGTCTTCTTGTGGCAACGCAACTTCGATTTCTTTTTCGCCCGTCTCGACTTTGGTTTCGCGTCCAAGCGCCAATGGGTTTGTAATCTTGCCAAAGAACTGACACCCGTTACAAACGCCCGGATTCTCGCTGTCAAATTTTGTGCAAGGGTATGGGCCTTTGATCTCGCCCAGCTTCTGGTGCATCCGCGTGGTGTCGTATGGGTGCTGCTGCGTCAACCACAGTGCGGCCTTGGCTCCATCTGAGCAGGGCTTGGCAATGCTCAACCACGCACGCCACAACGGCTCCATGCCTTCTTCGGTGGCGTTTTCCACGAAGTGCGACAACTGCAAGCACCCCTTGCCGTCCATAGTCTTGCGCAGAATGTTCTTGAAGCGTGTCTCGCTGTTCTCAAACAACTTGACTGCCGTGGCCGTGGGCGGGTTCTTGGCGAAGTCTGGGCGCATACCCAAGCCCTCGCCTGCTGGGGCGATGCTGTCTTCTTCGAGCAACTCGCGGATGCTGTCACGCAGCACCTTGAAATTGAACACGCTGCCTTCGGCCAGTACCGACACAAGGCGCGGCTCTGGATACTTTTCTTTAAAGTTGAATGTCTCGGGGATGCGCAGCACTCGGGCAGAGTCTGCGGTTACGGTCATGTCGATGTTGAGTTTCTTTTGCTTGCACAGCTTCTTGAAGTTCTCCGCCATTGGCTTCCAAACGTCAATGCTCACCGCTTCTTCAAACGGCCAATAGCAATGCAGCCCACCGCCTGAGCCGACCATCCAAGGCATACCCAGTTCACCAAGGCCAGTCTCTTGCAAGAATGCGTGCAGCGCAATCGCCGCTTGTTTCTTGCTGGCGTAGCCGTCCATGTCGATGAACAACGCTTTGATGAAGCGTGCATTTGCTGCTTGGCGCTTGCCCGAAACTTCAAACGTAGACAGCGCGAAGAAGACGTTCTTCTTGGCCGCAACCCAATCGTCTACTTGGGGATAAAAATCTTGAGTGTCTTGAACATAGATGTGCTCCTTTTTTGTTGTACTAAGCTCTGCCGCGCAATAGAACCCATGTCCCGGGGTCGGCAAAACCACCGCTAGAAAGTCAAGCGGGCTCATAGAAATCCTCGGGAATTGTTAGATGAACAGGTCTTTTTGTGCAGGGTCTTTTGCTGGAAACGCATCCAAGGGCGCGAGTGCAATGAAGCGGCGCAACAATTCACGCTGCCACACCACGGACATACCGTATTCAGAATCCATAGCAATCGCAGACAAACGAATCAACTCGCTGTTGCTCAAGTTTCGAGGTTGTAAATCTTGCATATTTTTCTCCACGCTTCGTCAGCGGTTTTTGTTTCTTTGAGAATCTTCAACAGTAGTTCAGCGCGTTGTTCGTAGGCAGGGAAAATGTCGCCGCCCTTGAACCAGTTGTAAGCTGTTTGACGTGAAACGCCCAGCGCTTTAGATACGCGCACTACAGAGAAGTCGCGGTGGATAGCCCAACGGCCAAGCTGGTTGCCCAGCGTCTTTGGCGCGTCTGCTATTTCGTCGATTGTTTTTTGAGAATAGGGCATCTTTGTAAGTGGAGGGTACTCGCGCTGCTTTCCCCTCGAACTCCTTATTTAGTTAGTCTTCATCGTCCCAGTTCGCAACCACTGAGGCCAAGTCTTTCTTGGCAGGCACAGCGTTGGTCTTGGCAGCTTTCTCGCGCACGACTGGAGCGGCTTCCTCTTCTTCCTCCTCTTCGGGCGCTGGCGCAGGGGCAGCTTTGGGTTTGGCTGCGGCCTTGGCTTTTGCTTTGGGTGGAGGTGGTGGGGCTTCGCCTTCTTCCTCTTCGGGTTCAGGCTCAGGTGCAGGAGCAACTTTGGCCTTGGCTTTAGGAGGTGTGCCAGCCAACGAGTCGGCAGGTTTGGGTTTGTCCATAGCGCCAGCGGTTTGCACCACGGCTTGTGCAGCATCGGGATGCTCGCCTTGTTTGGTGGCGGTCTCGAACTCGTCTTCGGTCAACCAACGCATTGCTTTGAAGAACAGCTTGGGGCTTTCGGCCTTGGTGTCGAACTTCATGCGTGTGATAACCATGCTGGGGTCAACGGACTGTGCCACCAACCAACGAGCGTAGGCTTGCAGGGGGCGGTTCTCGCCTTCTTCTTTGCCAAACAAAGACTTTGCAGGCACGGTCAACTGGAGCACGTCACCTTCAATGGCATTCGCCATCACCACAGCCAAGCGTTGTTGGAAGCGGCAAGCGCGGCTTTCGCCTTCGCCAGAACCAGAGATGTTCTGTGGGCAACCTTCGCAAGTCTTGGCTTGAGGTTCTTTGATAGAAGCGTCAGGCGTGTCGCCATCGTTTGACCAGCAGTCAGGAGCCGCCGCAGTCTCGCCATCGTACTTGGCCATGTAGAAAGTGCGGGAGACTTTTGGCGCAGCTTTGACGATCACCACATCCAGATAGCGTTCTTCGATGTTGGCAACTTCTTTGCCGCCGGAGATCAAACGAAACACGCCGCCTTTGATGCTGATGCGCTTGCCGGTGCTGCCGCCGCCCATCAAGGCTTTGGCGGTGTCAGAGAGTTCACCTTTCTTGGCGAATGAGGGCAGTTGGCCGGGGTTAAAGAGAGCTACATTGCTCATGGGATTTTCCTTACTTGGTTGGTTTACGGACGGAAATGCTGTACTCGGAATTCGAGTTCAAGCCGGGGGGCACAACGCCGGGGTTCTCTTCCAAGAACTGCTTCATGTTGCCCTGTGCAATTCGCTTCTCGAACAAGTCGAGGGCATCGTGCTCAACCACAAAGGATTTGAACGAGTCCCAGTCATTGGTCGAGTAGCGTGTGGATACGCCAAGAACAACGGTTCCGGCATCGGTGCGAACGGATGTGACGCCAAGCGCTTTCATCTGGTCTTTCATAGCGTTCTTCAAAACTTCTTGTTGCTCCTTGAGCGCTTCGACTTTGTTGTCGTACTCTTGGGTCAGCAGGTCAATCTCGGAACGGATGCGGCGATACACCTTCGCCATTTTGTCTAGAGGCACTACCTCTGCGGGTGCGTCTTGCGCAGTTTCTTCACTCATCACTTTCTCCTAGTTGATGCCGTCTTTGCGGCTGAAATGTTTGTCAAGGGTTAGACAGTGTACATGGTTTTCAAATGCTTGCAACTCCTTTCAAGATTTAATTTCTGTGTCGAACATTTGGGTTAAAAGTGAATGGTCACTAACCTTTCCTTCTAATGCTTTAAACATCTTTTTCTCGATTGGGCTACCCGAGATGTGGATGACTGTTACCTTGGCGGCGGTCTGTCCTTTGCGGTCAGCGCGTGCGCAGCACTGCACGTATTGCTCCACGCTCATCAAGGGGCCAAAAAACACCACGGTGTCAGCAGCAGTCAACGTAATCCCATGCGCTGTGGCTTGGGGCTGCATCACCAACACGCGAGGCTGTGGGTCATTTTGAAAGCGCCTGATGATGTCGGCACGTTTGGTGGCTGGCACATCGCCCTGAATGATCTCGTTGGCGATACCGTGCTTGGTGAGGTGGCGGCTGATGGTGTCGATGCTGGAGCGAAACAGCGCGAAGATGATGACCTTGCGATCGGTCTCTTCCAAGATTTCTTCTAGTACCGACAGGCGGGGCGAGGCGTCGAACTCCACCACTTCACCTTCGTCCGTGTAGGCTGCGCCACAACTGATCTGTAACAGCTTGCTCACACCCGCGGCAGCGTTGACCGCGCTGATTGTTTCGCCTGCGGCCTGTACCAGCATACGCTCTTTGAGCATGTTGTAGTACTTGTTCTGTTGCGCTGTCATCGGCACTTCGCGGGTCATCGTCACCACGGGCGGCAAGTCCAAGCATTGTTCTTTGGTGAACCTGATCGCGGGTTGCAACGCTTCATGCACAAGATCGTGCGCGTTGGCTTTTGGTGCCCACTTAAACATTGTCACCTTGTGCATCACCTTGTCGCGCCACGCAGTGAAGAACGCTGGCACACCTTTGGGGTTGACTAGCTTGGCCAAGCCATAAGCATCAGCGGGGGACTGCGAAGCAGGCGTGCCTGTCATCATCCACAAGTGCGTGTTGGGCGCAATGATTGAGTTCAGTGACTTCCAGCGTTTGGTTGTGGCCGTCTTGTACGCATTGGCCTCATCCACAATCACGAGATCAAATTTGCCGTTGGCTTTGACTTCATCAGCGATCAAGTTCAGGCCTTCGTAGTTGACGATCACAAACTCATAGCTGTGCTGAATCATCTCGATGCGCGTTGCTGCCTTGGGGTGGTGGGCAATGACGGCGCTGCGGTGAATGATGCTGTTGTTTAAGTCCTGCATCCACGCGGCTTGCATGATTGACAGAGGACACAGAATTAAACAGCGGCGCACCTCTCCACGTTGCATCAAGTAATCCGCAGCCCACAGTGCCGAGAGCGTCTTGCCTGTGCCGGGTTCGCTGAACACAAAAGCGCGGCGGTTGAGCGTCAAGAAAGATGCTGTCTCCACTTGGTGCGCCATAGGTTTGAATCTGCCCGGCCACGCATAGCGTTTAGTAATAGGCGAAGGTACATCTTTGACGCCTATATTTTTCAGTACCCGCGCTTCATCTAATCCCCAAAACACAGCGATAGACGCAGAGCCATCAGCGTGTGTTTCAACGACTTGGCTTCTAGGAATGATGCTGTATTTTTCTGGCTGTCTGGTTCTGATGAGAAGTGCTTTGTTGTCAATGATTTCCATCGCTTGTCCTAGTTTTATTCTTCAGGGTCGAATGCAGGCGTTCCCGTTACCAACAGCACATCGGCCAACATACTGATAGCCAAGTCGATTTCTTCGTCCGTCAGTACGTCTTTGATAGGGCAACCGGTATCTAAAAAATACGCTGCCTTCATCACCTTGTCTGCTAAGGTTGCTTGTGTCATTTGTTATCCCCTTGATTGGCGCTCTTGCTTCGCAGTCTTAGGTTGCCCTTGGTTGACTTGCCGCCTTTGCGCAGCGGCTTGATGTGGTCGATGTCTTTGCCTGAACGGTCGATGCCTGCTTTGTCGTATGCACGACGAGCACGCTGGCGCTCATGCTGATCTGAGCCGGGGCCTGATTTGCCCGTCTTCAAATCTTGTTGGTACTCTTTTTTGTAGTCGCGTTTAGTTGCCATGATTTACTCCACTGTTTCATAGGTCATTTCAAAAATGTCTGGCTTGCATGGATAGTGCACCTCTTTTTTTCTGAATTTCATAGTGCCTCAATGTTTTGGGTTGAACTCACAGCTAGTACAGGGGCACCAGCCGCACAAAGGATTCTTGTTTGGATTCCAAACACCGCTCTCAAGCGAGGACTCAATCTTACCGATTCGCTCACGATAGCGCCACCATTCTGACTCGGCCTCGGCCACCATCATCTGGTCTTTGACCGCATCGTTCTTGACCACAAACAAAAGCATTGATTTAACGCGGCGAAGGTGCGGGAAGTGCGCAAACACCATCATGGCCATCAAGCGCAACTGCTCCCTGTCGGGGTACTTGTTGCTGCCTGTTTTGTAGTCGGCTACGTAGGCCGTCAAGTTGTCGTCGTCAATGGACAAGAAGTCAGCGATGCCTCGCACCCACGCTTTCTTATCAAACCATGAGACGGGGTTGAGATTGGCGTCAAGCGTCATCTTGTACTCGGCCAGCTTGCGACCGGGCAAACTCATCAAAGAGTCCACCACAGGTTTAATGAAGTCGAACTCGGGCGGCAGTGGCGTGCCGTCCTTGACGTACAACTCCGCAGCTTTGTGAAGGTTGTTGCCGTAGCGCGAAGCCTCGGTTTCCTCGAACGGGAATTTCTTGAGCACGCGCACCTCATGGTATTTGCGTGCGCAATTTTCATAGTCTTTGAGAGCCGTGTGGCTCCACGATACGTGCGGCATTAGAACCTCGCTGATGCAATTGCTTTGTGAAGACGGCTTGATAGGCCGGTGACGAACACTTCGTCTTTGGTCAGTTTATACCTGCCCATGTCGTACAAGATAGCATGAATCAACTCGTGCCAGAACGTGTCTTGCACATCATTTTTTGCTAGCTTGCGTTTGTTATGCGTGGTGCTGACCTTGATCTTCTGCGCGGGATAGTTGACCTCCCCCAACATGCCATGCTCTTGCATGGCCTCGACGACCTCGATCGAGTACCACTTGTCGCCCACTTTGATTTTTCTTGGTATATCCACTTTAGCCCTTTGCTAGTCCATATCTACGGTGATGGCCACCGTCAGCCTCTAGAGGAATCCCCGGCATGTAGGAAGGAGTGAGGGTCATCTGCTCCAACACCCAGTCCGTGGCTTCTTCAGCTTCTTCTTGCGGTGCAACCGCAATCAACTCATCATGCACTGTTCCCTTGACAGGGTAGCGCTTGTTCACACGCAACATGCCATCAGTCATCACGATTCGCGCAACCGCCTGCGTCACGTTGTTTGTTACCTTACCTGCGTACAACTTGGTGGGCTTCTTGCCCTCTTCGCCATACACCCAGTTCATCACGACATCGCCTTTCTTGCCCAGCACTTTCTTGCCGTCAGCGTCTAGCTCGGGTTCACGGCGCAGGTTGGGGTAGAGCAGGCTCATGCCTGAAGGCAACACGATCTCTTCTTTCTTGAATGTCACGCACTTGTGCGTGTACTCTTTGCCGCCGTACAACGCGGTTTGAATCAAGCCCTCACACATTTGCCAGAACGAAGTCACAGGGTGCGCTGTGGCGCGGTAGATGTCGATGATCTTCTTGGCCGCAACGCAATGAATCAACAACTCTTGCGCGGTGCAGGTGTGCGGTATATCTTCAAGCTTTTTGAGGTTGTCTGTGTTCTCAAGGAACTTGTAGATGTACTCGCTGTCTACGCCCAGCTTTTTAGCGAACTCCTTGCCGTACCTAACTGGGGGTGCACCGAGGAAGCCAACAAGTAGCTGCGCACTAAATGACGCCCATCCCAATCCGTAGCCGCATCCAAGCAACGCGCTCTTGGCAGACTGGCGTAAGTCCGGATGGCTCTCTTTTGTGAGGCCGGGGATGTTGAACATTTGAGCGCCGAAAGCGGCGTAAGGGTCGCCCCCAGCATTGAAGATGTAGAGCATGTCGTCGTAATCCGAAAGCCACGCAAGAACTCGCGGTTCAATTTGCGATAGATCGCCGACGATGAGTTCATAGCCTTCGGGAGCCATAATTGCTTTGCGTAGGAAGGATCCTCGCTTGAGGTTTTGCATGTTGATTGCGCTGCCCTTGCTCGCTGTCCATCGTCCTGATAGTGCCCCGTAGTACGAAAGCGGAACAGGTAGCGCCCCCCTTCCGCTGATATCAAGAAAACGCTGCGCCCGGGTCCGCTCCGTGGTTGATTTAACTTTAAGGCGAGCCTCGCAAAGCAGTCGGACATCTTCATTGTCACCGTTGAGGAGCGCTTGAAAGAGCGCATCATCCTTTGCAAGCGCAAGAGTTTGCTTTCCGGTGGTCTTGCTTTTTTTCTTTGGCACAGGTACACCAAGAGTTTCGAGAAGCTTTGCGAATTGAGGATTCGATGCAAGCGCAGTTTCTTCGATGCCGAGTTTTGTAAGTAGTGACTCACGTTGAACGCCTTCTTCATATAGTGCTTTGATGAGCATCTTACGATCTAGCTCCAGCACGGGTTGCGTGTACATCTTCAACGTCATGTCAATGAGTCGAAGTTCTTTGGTTGGGTAGCCTACAGCGAGGCGTTTGAAAATCTCTTCGCAAAGAAAGACATCGTGCTTGCAGTAGTCCGCAAGCTCCGCTTCAATCTCGGGCGTGAGTTCTTTTAGGCCATCCGTGGAATGCACGGCCTTACCCTTGGGCGGGAGTTCAAACGCTTCGGCAAGCTTGAAGAGGCTGTTGCCGACTTCAACGCCCCGTAGAGCGCGTGCCATGCTGAGGCTGTCAAAGATAAAACAGGGTTGGACGTTGTAGCACCAAGAGAGGATGGAAACGTCAAACTGGGCGTTGTGGGCAAGCACGGCAGTGGTGCTCCAGTCATAGGTGGATAGGATTCGACGTAGTTCATCGCCTCGATACCACTGTGTGATTTTGTCTGTGCCGAACTCGCGGATGCACGCCCCGAATGCTTTGAATCGTTTGTCACGGATGTACTCCTCTGTTGTCATCTTGGAAAGTGTGTAGTCTTTGGAACTCCAGCGCGTCTCGAAGTCGATGACCAGCAGTGTTTTGTATGGTGCGTTCATTGTTGGGCGTTTCTTGTTAAAAACTGTGTTGCTAAACCCACTTGCTTTTTTGTGTAGCTGCTGGGCAACGAAGATCCTACTTTGTGTACAGACGATTCTGGAGGACAAACTTCTCTTGCTCTACGCTCAAGCGTGTCATAGTCGGCGTCTGTAAGCACGGGTTCTGCCAACACATAGTAGAGGTAGCGGTGCGCCATTACTTCGTCTTCGTATTCTTGTGTCATGCTTCACCTCTTGCTCGGATTTGTCGTGCCAACTCGTCGCCAGCATATTCAACGCTGTCTTCGCACACCTTTGCACACGCCTCACGCTCTTGCTTTGCACCAGCTTCAAAAGCCTCTTGCAACAGCTCTTCATAGCCACTGTAGTAAGCCTGATAACGCTCTTGCATATCATCAAACCATTCTTTGAATGTCATGCTTCACCTCTTGCTCGGATTTGTTCTGCAATTTTTTCCATCTCAGGCTCACTAGCAAGACTGTGAAACCAATCATCCACAATCTTTGCACACGCCTCACGCTCCTCGGCAACGACCCTTTCTACTAGGGTCATCAGGTGCTTGGTGCTACAGTGCCACGACTTGT